ATCTTTACTGTAAGGAAACTCCAATATGCATCCTATCAAGAAACCTATTGGTTCTTCCTTTTTTGTAGCAATAATACCAAACATATTTGGTTTGTTCATTGCTGCGAAGAAATAGTTTTTAACTTTTTCTTCGTTTATCTCCACTTCATTCCCCCAGTGAGATTCTTGTAAAAAGTCTTTGCTTACTTTTTGAATCCAATGAAGATCTTTCTCTTCGAAAAATCTCCAATCCATTTATACCATGGCTTCCGAAGGTTTTTCAGACTCAGGATCGAGAGAGTTCATCATTTTATACATTTTCTTTGCACCCTCCATCCTACTACCATTACCAAAGTTTTCAACAGCCTTTGCTGTCATAACAAACTCTCCATCACTTAATTTTGCATTTATTGCATCATCCTTTGGACCACCTGGGCCACTGACCTCGCCGCCTGTTTCATAAGGTGTAAATTCAAATTTATCAGGCACGTAACTATAATAAGGATTTTGCATCATGTCATACATTTGTCTCATACGTCTTTTCTCTCTTTCGATCTGCATTTCTTCTGCTTGTGCATCTGTTGGCATGCCACCAAGCGTGCCTGCAAGTAAAGGTATGCCAGATTTAAGATCAAAAGATCCTGCTGGTAAATTGGTACCTAAAAAAGTTTTGCCTGCTTGTTGTGTTCTAAATAAATCTGACAACTTCATGCCTGGTGATAATGTTTTTGTAGTTTCACCAACCATTTGTGTTTTTGGCATTACGTTTAAAGGTAAACCTTCAACGTTTGTTCTAAATCGTGGCACTGTTTGTGTAATTGATTGTCCACCTGGCGCCGTCAATAAATCCATTGCGCTTACATCACCACCTAGTTGATTAGCCATTGCGTTTGCTTTCATGAAAGAAAACGGCAAAGCTGTTAATGCAGAATATAAAGCTGCACGTTCAGGATTTTTTTGACCCATGAGTTTCGCTATACCATAACTTGTTAAACCAGAGCTAACTGGTGCTTTGAGTAACATTGGCATTGCACCAAACTTTGAACCATAACCACTAAGCAAACTACCTAGACCTGCACCTTTGCCACCAGCTCCTAAAAATGCACCTAGTTTTGGTGCAAGATATGGTGCAGCAAACATCGCTGCAACAGGTAATATTGGCTTTGCTTTTTTAACTATATTTTTTATTGCTTTATCAAAAAATCCCATATTATATTGTCATTGTAGAACCTGGAAATAACATCTCCAAGTCATTTGTTAATAATTCTATCTCATCTTCATTGCCAGCATTTCTTGCATCTTCTAACATTTGTAATAAATTTGGTAAAGTGTAAGTGTCTGCACTAGCTTCTAATGTTTCTGTCATACTGCCAGGAGGTAATCCACCTTTAAAATCGTCTGGTAAAGGTAACCCTTCATCCATTGGTAAGCCATCATTTTCTGGATCTATTGGATCTATGAGACCAAAAAGTTCACCAAGCTTTTGTATTATACCACCTTCTCCTGTTGGATCACCAAGACCTCTTCCTGGTCCAAGTAACCCTGCCATAAACACATTTCCTTGTGGAGTATCTGTTGGGTCCATGTCTAATAAATCTCTTAATCTATCACCGAGTGAATCTTCAGGTAAAGGATCTACGGGCGATGGCATCATGTCCACGGGTCCAGGTGTTATGTCCATAACTGGATCTATTGGTGCCATAAAATTAGGTAGCATAGATGAATCTCTACCACCTTTACCTTCATCGTAGTCCACTATAATAGTTGGATTTGGATTGGGAGGAAATATTTGTAATGGTGCAACATCTTTTGCTCTGTCAAACAAAGTCGGTAAACCTCTGCTTGATCGCATAATATAATTTTCTCTGTTACTATCATCAAAAGACATCGTAGGTCTATTCATACTAAAAGGAGTAGCTGGTTCAGCTTGCTGTGCTTGATCTCTTGCTCTTCGTATTCTTGTTATTGCCACTATGAGCTACCTCCGAATATATCTGGCAGTTTGTTAACTTTAATTGCCACGTCTTTCACTATATCTTCTTTTTTTGTGCTAGTTTCAGGGTCATTGACATCATCATCTGCTTCTTTTTCATTGGCATAGACTTTCCCTGTTGTCGCGTGTTTGATAGTAGTGTTTGTTTCTACATCTATCACAGGAATTGTTTTTCCTGCAACCACGGTAATATCGTCTTTTATAGCCATTTTCTCTCCTTATTGCAATAATTAACTTATCTCTAACACACTAAGAACAACATGTAAATCATTAGCGTTTTCTGCTTGTATCTTAATTATCTCTGACTCTTTTGCAACCAAAGGTGCAATAGAGCTAGTAGAAGAATCGGCAGAAACCTGGCTAGAATTACCTGCAGCCAAAAGCTCTTGTGTTGTTTTACTCTCTATATCTCTACTTAATTGTAGAGTATAGCTTGTGTCACCAGTATCTACCAAATACAAAGATATTTCACAATTGTTAGAAGTGTCAACATTAGCCACACGCACAGACTTTATTATAGCTGTCGTTTGTGCAGGAACTGTGTACAATGTTGTTAAGTTTGTGTTTGATAAAACTGCTTTATAATTTGTATATACGTTTGCCATTACGATAAAAACCAAGTTACAGCTTCAGACTCATCTCTAAGCGGTTCTGAAGTATAAGTATTATTTAGTGCAAAAACTAATTGTTCTAACGTTTGCACCATCTGTGCCATCTGTGATTGATCATATTCTTCTCTTGCTTGTGGTATTATAGGTATTGTTATTTTAGTCATTATCCACCTCGCATACCATCTGGTTTAGCATCAAATCTAAGTGTGCCATAGCGCCATTTATCGTCAACAGCATCACTAGATACACGAAGTGCAAGTTGTCTACCTCGTATACGAGTATCTTTTTTGTTTGTAGATGTTGTAACAGTAAATGGACCGTGTGATCTTTGTGTTGTTGACGGATATGGTCTTGATTTAAGTGTTATATCCACTTCTCCTATTTGATTTTTAAAATCAGGTATGAATCTTGATATGGACATAAAATTATCACCGTCTGCTATGTCGATATCTCCTGATTCTATGTGACAATTCATTGCTGCGCCATCATCATTCACGCCCTCTTCATGTAAATAAACAAATGTTCTACCTTCTTTTACGCCATTTATTGTAGATATAGTTGCTGTTGTATCACTTGCCTCAAACTCCGCTGCGTATGGATTTGAATACACACCACGATCTGCCCAAGAGCTACGTGCTAATGTTCCTATGTACCAAATATTTTCTGCGTAATTGTATGTTACGTTTCTATCTATCTGTGTAGAATTTTTAGATGGATAAAACCATATTACTTCGTTAAAGTCAGAATTGACTGCACAAAAAACATCACCTAGTGCGTTATTATTAATATCATCAAATACATAATCTTGTACACTGCACGGTATTTTTTTAACTGCACCATCAAATAAGAAAAAAGAATCATTGCCCATCCAATAAGCAATACCGTTTACATCTACTGCAGATTTAATACCAACAGCTCCACAATTTGTACCTAATTGTCTAAATCCAAAAGTAAAAGGTGGACCAATAAATTGCATTTGATACAAAGCAGTATCAGTATAAATTAATATAACACCTCTAGATCTAACAGCTGCATTTATTTGATTGCCGTCTGTAAGTCTTTGTGAGCCAGCTGTGTTTGTAGCTGTAGGCGTCCATGTTGCAGGATCTTCTTGATCTGAAAAACGTATAAACATATTGTCTTGCGTGGTTGCTGTGCCTATAGTAGTTTCTGTGCCAAAACAAATTACGTGTCTATCATCACCAGATACTAACATAAATCTAGATTTCGTTGGTGCATTACTAACATTTGTCCTTGCTGCTAAATTACTTGACAATCCACTTGACGTGTCCCAATAATATAAACTGCCGTTAAACTGTTGTGCTAATACATCTTCACCCCAATTGTCCAAAGACCATTTACCAGATTGTAATAAAACACCATCAGCACCCGTTAAACCTTCACGAGAAGTATTCCATGTTGATGCGTTCCAAGTACCTGCACCCCATCCATATCCATATATGGATGTAGGTAAACCTGTATTTATTTGATAGGTAGCATTTGCCGTAGCACCAGTTGCATCAGAACTGGCTGCAGCACCTGCAATTATAGTGTAAGTATTACCAGTAGGAACTGTTTGTATTTCAAACTCACCTTGTAAGTTTGCTGCTGATATACCACCCACAGCGCCACTTACGCTAGCAATGGTAACAAAGTCACCTATTAATGCACCATGACTTGAGTCTGTAACGATTACAGAAGTAGATCCGTTTGTTGTTTCAAATTGTGTTATATTACCTGTGCCTGTTGCACGTGTTGGTGTGATATCGGCATAGACATTTTCTGAATATGCATACAGTTTTTTGTTTGTGCCATACACTGCATAGTTTACACCTTTAAGATCTGAATAAGTTAGAATAGCGCGTGTTGCGCCAAGTAAAGCATCGCTTGTTACTTTTTCCCAACCACCTATTTTTTCTGGTTGACCATAACGAAAACGAATATTATCGCCGTCCACCCATCTACCTTCTGCACCGTACTCGGTGTTTTGTTTATCTATGCCTGGGGCAATCTGTAGTTTAGTTAGTGGCATAATAAG